GCGCGGCAGGGCCGACTCTGGCACGTCATAGACCGCCCGAGGCGACAGGCCGAGCATCGGCCCGACCTGCTTGGCCGTGAGCAGGGAGCCGGAGGATACGGCGGATACGCTGGTTGCGGTCACCAATCGCTCACTGCAAGCGCCGCGCGCCCATAGTCGGCGTCAGGCTGTCGGCCAGGCTGTGGAGCAGCGTCTTGAGCGCTGCGCAGTCGGTGACGTTGCCGGCCTCGTCAAGCTGGCGCCATGAGATGTAGCCGCGGCGGGGCTCGAACGTCACCAGCTCGCCGCCAGCGCTGCGCAGGTCAACCGTGAACGGTTGCCGCACGTCGGTACGCGGCTCGCGGTCCGGGATGCCTGCATCGCGCTCGGCTTGAGCGCGGCTCTCTGCAGCCCGCCAGCGGCAGTTGGCAGAGTGGCGGGCAGCGGCTGAGCGGGTGCGGAATCGCATGGCGCAAAGTCTCTAGATGTTGCCTACAACACGTTAGGCCCTCAACACATCCCGCAGGCGATCCAGTGCCCTGCGGTAGTACAGCGGGTGCAGCGGGTTGTAGTGCCAGTCGTGGCCGTTCCAGACGCGCGACTGTTCAAGTTGGTGCACGGCGTACTCGGTTGCACTGCGCCACCGCTCGCGCTCTGTGGCCACCTCCTGCTGCACGCGCCGGCCGATATAAGCCTCCAAGCACGCTCCATCGCTGCATGCGTTTGGCGTGCGGCATTGGTCGCACCGCTCCGGCAGCGGGCCTAACCCCTCGCTCAACCCGCGACCTGCGTCGGCGTTGTTGCTCGGGTTCGCTTCGTCACTCATGGCTCACGCCTCCTTGTCGGGGTTAGCTCGAACGTTAGGCCTCAACGCGGCGCCACAGGTGCGCCCACTTGTCGCGCCACTCCGTCAGCGCGTCATCGTGGCCCGCCAAGGTGTCTGCCTCCTGCAGCGCAGCGCGCAGGCTCTGCAGATCGTCGGCCACGCTCGCCGATCCGTTGCCGCTGTCGGCCGTGGCCGTCCTGTGCGGCGCGATCATCCGCGACAGTTCCGGGCCGATGCTGATCACGATCTGGCCGTACCCTCCGCTGCTCACGAGCAGCCCCGCGTCGGCCATCTTTTTGGTCGCCCACCTGGCGCCCTCGACGCTGCGGCGGAACTTTGCGGCGATGTCGACCAGCATGAGTTGCTCGTCAGGGTTGAGCGCGAAATACACAATCAGCCGCTCGCGCAGCGTGACTCTGGCGTCGACTGGGCGGGGCTTGCGTGTCATTGCGTGCGTGCCTTCAGGTACTGGTCGATGTCGGTCCGGCGGTAGCGCACTGGCGCGCGCACGCCATCGCCGAGCTTGGTCCAGGGCGGGCCCTGCCGCTTGGCGCGCCAGGACTCAAGGGTGTCGGTGGAGACGCGCAGCAGGGCTGCCGCCTCCTTCGGGGTGAGGAGGTCGGTGCTCATGGTCAGATCGGGCTGTCTTCGTCGATGGCAGGCGGCGCGGGCGGCATGTCGATCACGCCATCGTCGTCGGCAGGCTCGGGCGGCGGGGGAGCCTGCTCGGCGACCTTGGCCAGGCGCGACGGGCGGCGGGGCGTGTCGGCCGGCGGCGGATCCGCGGGCGCGGGGGTCGCGGCCGGAGCCTGGGCCGGCTCGGTCGGGAACTCGGTGTCGTCGTCGTGCAGCACGCCATCGAGATCGGTCGACAGGGGCAGCCGCTTGGCCAGGCGGCGGATCACGCTCTTGCGCCACATCTCCTCCCACCACGTGGTCCACGGGCCGGAGTTCTTTGAGCGGCTCACGCCGCGGACTTGGTCGACCTGGCGCCGGTTCATGATCTCGACGTAGGCGCTGCCGTCCTTCATCTTGGCCACGGCGTAGACGCCGATCGCGTCGCCCCGGTCGCCGAACCAGTCCACCTCGTGCACCGGCACCAGGTCGATGCCCGGGTGGTAGGTGAACTTGTCCTTCTGGTGCACCAGGATCGCGTCGATGCTGGAGAGCTCACCGCTGTTGCGGATCAGCTTCAGCACGCCGGCGTACATCGGCATGAAACTGCAGTTGTTGCTGAAGGTCGTGATTGCGCCCTCGCGGCCGTCCGGCAGCAGTCCCATCTGCGCGGCCCGCATCGCGGCGCCGAACAGCGTGCGACGGTCTGCTTCAAGCAGCGCCGGGGTGGTCTGCACCGCGGTGAGCAGCGTTCGCTTGAAGCGCTCGACGGTGATGTGGGCCGGGAGCGCCGCCTTGAACTGGTCGGTCATCTTGTCGATCGCTTGGCGGAAGGCGGCGATCGGGTCTTGGCGTTGTTGGGTGTCGGCGGTCATGATTTGGCTTTACTTGGTTGGGGTGGCGATAATGGAGCGTTGCGCGTAGCGCGCAGTTGCCATTGCTCTGCACGCTCGGCAGCAGCGTCGCCCGTTGTGGTGGTAAGTGTTTTCGACGGTGAAGCGGTGCCCGCGCTTGCAGTGTGTCTGATTGGCCGCTTTTGCTGCAGACGCCGCGCTCGCTGCAGAAAGGCTTTCTTTCCAAACAGACTCAGGGCGGTCGCGCCATCGTTCGGGGTGTTTCTTTGACCCGTGCCGATCTCCTGATGCGGCGCGCCCTTTTGCAGCCATGTCCCGAGAGTTGTCGGCAGGAGTGCCAAGAAATAGGTGGGCTGGATTTACGCAGGCTGGGTTATCGCAGTGGTGGCACACTAGCATCCCACGCGGAATATCCCCTCGGAAAAGAATCCAAGCTGCGCGGTTTGCTCGGCCGGAATCTCCCGCTTTGATATGAAAGCTGGCATATCCGTTCGACGTGTATGCTGCCGTCCAAAGCCAGCAACCGGTCAGCGCCTCAGGTGACACCTTTAGCATAAACCGTTCAGCTGCTTTCATGCCTTGGCCTTTTTCGCTGTAACCCTGAGATTTCGATACCCCTTGCGGCCGCCCATGTACGTGCCGACGTGCTCGGCGGTGATGAGGGTGCCCGGGCTGTCGGCGACCATGCCGGCGCTGATCGAGAACCCGGGCAGCAGCACCTTCTCGGAGTCGCCGATCGCTTCGAGCAGCAGGGCCTTGGCGATCTTGGCTTCTTCCTCGTGCTCGTCGGCCATGGCCTTCGCGCTGCGGTACTGGTCCACCAGCGATGCGATCTTCGCATCACCCGTGGCGTCGAGGATCTTGCCCGGCTCGGCGTAGGCGTTCAGGCGGATGAGGGCGGCTGCGTCCTGCGGCATCACCGGGTCGGGCTCCTCGCCGGCCTCGACGGTGCGCCAGAACTCGGCGACCTTGGCGCGGATCGCGCGGATCACATCCTCGTCGCGCTGGCGCTCGATGATCTCGAAGCGGTTCCCGCCGACGAAGGCGCCGATGAACGCGCGGCCGAACCCCGAGACTGCCATCTGGTGCTGCACTTGGAGTTCGATTTGCTCGGGGGCTTCTATCGTTCCGTCGTCGTGCTCCAGCCAGCCGTCGCGGAAGGCGAGGTAGTCGACGTTTTTGATCTCCAGGTGGGTCGGGCCGCCGTCCAGGTTCGTGATCACGAAGTCGAAGCTGCTTCCGATGCGCGCTTCGGGGTCGCGCAGGTAGTCCTTCATCGGCTCGATATTCCAGCCCTTCTCATCGGCGATGCCGTGGGCGATGGCCGACTCCAGCCGGTTGCCCCAGCGCATGCGTTCGTTGGTGCGGAACTCCGGCACTTGGCCCGAGCGCTTGCGGTGCCAGAGGTCGAAGTGCGTGACGTAGGGCGACATGCCGAACAGGGCGGCGCTCTCGGTGCTGGTCACGTCTTGCGTGCGCAGCTGCAACCAGTGGTCCTGGTCGCGTGGTGTGATGATCTCGACGGTCACCGTCGTCTCCTGTGATGCGCCAGCCATCCGGCGCTGAGGAGAATTCTGCAGCAGCGTTTGGAAAACCGCAACACCTGCGGCACGGGAAAAACCCGCGTTGCTGCCGAGCAACGGGTTAGGTAAGGATCATCATCACCGGAACGGCCCACTTCAGATGGGCCCCGTTGGCGGGCTGCCGGCCCGACGATGTACCGTGCTGGTGATCAAGTTGCAAGCGCGTTGAGATTCCCGCATAATTGCGGAATCCTCACCCCTGATGCGTTCCACGCACCGACCTATGAGCAGCCCTGCAGACATCGTCATCTCCCGTTTCGGCGGCGTCCGGCCGCTGGCGCGGCTCTTGGGCAAAGACCCATCGACGATCCACCGCTGGCGCCTGCCGGCCGAGCGGGGCGGGCTGGACGGCCGGGTGCCGTCTGCCGTCCAGGTGCGGCTGCTGGATCTGGCGCGTGAGCGGGGTATCGAGTTGTCGCCTGCGGACCTTGTGCTGGGCAGTTGTGCATCGGCAGGTGGTGAATCAAGCCCTGCGCCTGCGGAGGTTGCGCCGTGACGCGGCTGCGCTGCTACATCGCCGGGCCGATGACCGGGCTGCCGGACCTGAACTTTCCGGCGTTTCACGCTGCTGCCGCCCGGTTGCGCGCCGTGGGCATCGACGCGGTGAACCCGGCCGAGATCTGCCCGGACCAGAGCGCGACCTGGAGCGAGTGCATGCGGAGGGACATCCGCGAGCTCGTGACGTGCGACGCGATCGTGCTGCTGGCTGGGTGGGAGAAGTCGCGCGGCGCTTCGTTGGAGTTCCTGGTCGCCAACGGCCTCGGCATGCGCATCGCCACGATCGAGGAACTGGTCGCTCAGCGGGGGCAGCCGGCGTGATCCGCTGCGACGCCTGCGGGAAACCCATGCGCGTCGCCTGGCTCACGGTGGCAGGCCGCGCCTACGGGCCGCGCTGTGGACGGCCGCTGCTGGTGCGCAAGCTGCGCGCGCGGCGCAGCGATGCTGGCAAGGCGCGCGGGCCGAGGCCCGATCCGCGGCAGTTGTCTCTGCTGGGCGAGGTGACCGCATGATCCTGCGCCCTCGCCAGCAGAAGGCCGTCGAGGACATTCAGGCCGCCTACCGTGCCGGCTTCAAGGCGCCGATCCTGGTGATGCCTACCGGCGGCGGCAAGACCGCGACGGCCTCGGTGATCATCCGCATGGCGATCGCCCGCGGTAAGCGGGTGTGGTTCCTCGCCCACCTCGACGAGATCATCGGCGCCACGGCGCGCAAGCTGCATGCCGAGGGCATCCCCTACGGGTGGATCGCGGCCGGCCGCGCCGGCGACCGCAAGCAGCCGGTTCAGATCGTTTCGGTGTTCACGCTGGCGCGGCGCTTGGACCGGTACCAGCCGCCGGACTTCCTGATCGTCGACGAGGCGCACCTGGCCGTGGCCAACACCTACCAGGCTGTGTTTGCGTGGGCCGGCGCCGGGCCCAAGCACTGGCGCAAGGGTGGCGCACATCTGCTGCACCTGACCGCCACGCCCCAGCGCCTGGACGGCCGAGGCATGGGCGAGGTGGCCGACGTGCTGGTGCCGACCTGCAGCACCGCGGACCTGATCGACGAGGGCCTGCTGGCGCCGATCCGCTACTACGAGCCCGACCGCGGCGTGGACGGCAAGCCGGCGATCGTCGGCGACCCGGTGGCGCACTACCTGGCGCACGCGCGCGGGCGGCCGGCGGTCGCGTTCTGCACCTCGAACAAGCACGCAGCGGAGACCGCTGATGCGTTCCGGGCCGCTGGCCTGCGCACGCTGGCGATCTCGGGCGACAGCGACCCGGTGCTGCGCGACCAAGCGCTGACGGGGATCCAGTCGGGCGCGCTGGACGTGGTCACGAACTGCAAGCTGTGGGTGGCCGGCGTCGATGCCCCAGCGATCGCGTGCGTCATCGACTTGGCGCCGACCGACAGCCTGGTGCGCTACCTGCAGGGCCTGGGCCGGGGGCTGCGCACGCACCCCGGCAAGCGCGACCTGGTGTACCTGGACTGCGTCGGCAACCGGGCCCGGCATGGCGACCCGACCGCGGCGCGGCTGTGGACGCTGGAGGGCGCCGACAAGGGATCCGGCCGCGTTGCCTCCGAGGTGCCGACGAAGACCTGCCCGCGCTGCTTCTCGACGGTGCACGCGGCGGCGACCGCTTGCCACTGCGGGCACGTCTTCGAGCCGGGCGCCGGCCGGGTGGTGGCGCAGGTCGACGGCGAGCTCCGCGAGGTCACTGGCACGGCGCCTGAGCCGGTCACGCCGCGCCAGGAGCAGGGGCGCGCGCAGACGCTCGAGGACCTCATCGCGCTGGGGCGCAGGCGTGGCCACAAGCGGCCGGAGTTGTGGGCCCGCGCCGTGATGCGCGGACGCGCTGAGAAACAGGCAAGGAGGCAGGCATGAACGACGACGATTGCGAAGGCCGAGCCGCTGGACTGGCTCTGTTGCTGACCGCGCAGGGCATCGTGTGGCTGTGCATCGGCCTGTGGGCCGGCTGGCTGATCTGGAGCCCGGCGTGAGCGAGGGCTGCCTCGGCTGCCAGCGGTGCGAGGACGGGCCGACCGTGGTGCTGGTCGACGGCCGCACGGTGTGCACCTGGTGCCAGGACTGGAAAGACGAGTGCCTCGCGCGCGAGATCCTGAAGATGCCGCGGGAGCGCCGCCGGGCGTGGCTGTTCGGCGTGGCCGACAAAGGCCGCGTCATCGAGAAGGGCCTCGAGCAGATCCACGGCAAGAAGAAGGCCGACCACATGGCCGGCTTGGTGCGTGCGGTGTGGGAAGCGGGGCGGGGCAGAAATCCTGAGTAAACAGTGTGGATTTCTCACTGTGTTGAGATTTTCGCGTACACTGATCTTCGGTCGCTTTGACCGGATCCACCCAGGAGAACCCATGGACTCTCAGAGACTCACGATGCGGCCCGACTGGGGCGCCGACGAGGTTGGCACCCACACTTTCGACGGGCCGAGCGGCGGCAACGAGGTTTGGCTGACAGCCAAGAAGGGCGGCGCGCACTTCAGCGTCTGCATGACGTTGTCTGAAGCGCAGGAGCTCGCCGCGAACATCGGCGCCTGCATCCGCGGCAAGCTGGCAGGGGTCGCATCGTGATCCGCTGCCGATCGAACGGGTGCACGGGCAGTTGCGACCTGGGCCGGCGCGACTGTGACTGCGGGCTGGGGCTGCCGTCGCTCGACACCTATGTCGTCGATCGCGCCTACCAGAACGAGCCGTTCCCGCGCGTGGCGCAATGGGTGGACGAGCACTCGGTGCTGGCTGCCGTGCTGATGGTGGTGGCGGTGTTCGCGCTGTTCGTGCTTGGCGCCTGGCTGGATGGTGCGCCGGCATGACCGAGGCCGGTCTGATCTTAAGTGAATCGGATTTAATGCGGTCGATCATGATCGCGCTGTCGGCCGATGGGCATGCCGTTTTCCGCGCGAACGTCGGGTTGTTCTTCACCAAGGACGGCCGGCCGGTGAGCACTGGCCTTCCCGTCGGGTTCTCGGACCTGTTCGGTTTCCGGGCCGGCGATGCTCGAGCGTTTTTCCTCGAGGTCAAGACGCCGATTGGCCGGGCGACCGCCGAGCAGCGCGCGTTCGTGGACGCGATGCAGCGTCGTGGCGCGCTGGCCGGCGTTGTGCGGAGCGTCGAAGACGCGCGCGGTATGTTGCGGTAATCGCACCGCTGGCGCTATCATCACATCGTCATCAACCACTGTCCGTCCGTCTGTATGTCCGAAGACCTATCACCATCTCAGTGCCCCTTCTCGTCTAAGATCCGCGACCTGATGCGGGCTGGCGACACCGCCGTCAGCATTGAAGCTGCGCTGGCGCTGTTCGAGTACGTCGACCTGGCCAAACGAGCGTTGCTCGAGCACCGGGTGCGAGAGTTCACGGCCGCCGATGTGGTTGCGCTGGCAACCGCGATGGAGGTGCGCGAGCGCACGTTCAAGATCTCTGCCTACGACCGCGAAGCATGAACGCGGCCGAGGAGTTTCGCGCGGCGATGGCCGCAGCAGGGCTGACGCCACCGGACGAGATCATCGGAGACGGCCAGCGTCATCGGTTCAGCAGCAGCGGCAAGCGCGGCGATGATTCAGGGTGGTACAGACTTTTTCTCGACGAGCGCCCTGCCGGCGCCTTCGGCTGCTGGCGCCTGCAGATCAGCGAGAAGTGGAAGCACGACGTCAAGCGCGAGTTCACGCGGGCCGAGCGCGACGCGTGGCGCCAGCGCATGCAGGAGATTGAGGCTGCCCGCGAGAAGGAGCGTCAGGCTGCGACCGAATACGCCGCGAAGACCGCCGATCGCCTGTGGTCCCTCGCCGAGCGTCGTGGCCATCCGTACCTGCAAGCCAAGGGCATCGACGGCGTGGCCACACGCGTCACCGGCGGCAAGTACCCGAAGGGCCACGAGCTCGATGGGCAGGCCTGTCCGGTGCTGCTGGTCCCTGTGCGCGGGCCCGGCAAGAAGCTGATCGGCCTGCAGCGGATCTTCCCGGACGGGCACAAGGCCTTCATCAAGGGCACGCCGATGGAGTCGGGCGGCTACTGCCGCATCGGCGACCTGTCGCACACTATGGTGCTTTGCGAGGGGTACGCCACCGGCGAGTCGATCCACATGGCGACCGGCTTCGGCGTCGTGGTTGCGTTCAACGCGGGCAACATGCAGCGCGTGGCCGAGGCGATGCGCAAGCTGCTGCCGTCCGCCGAGTGGATCATCGGCGCCGACGACGATGCGTTCACGGTCTACCCGGAGCGCCACCCCAAGGCCGGCCAGCCCTGGAACCCCGGGCGCGAGGCCGCCGCAGCTACGGGTTTTCCCGTGGCCATGCCGCTGTGGCTGGGCGACCGTGGCCGAGGAACCGATTTCAACGATTTGCACGCGTCCGAGGGGCTGGACGCGGTGCGCGCGTGCTTCGAGGATCCGCAGCCGATCGACCCGCCCCGGTCAGAGGGGCCCGACAAGCCGGTGAGTGTCGGGGGTCCGGGTGGCCCGAACAACCCCGGCAGCAGCGGGACGGGTAGCCCGACTCCTTGGGACGGGTCCGCTGCCGTCGACGAGCCGCCGCCGGCGCCGCAGGGTGCTGACACACCTGAGCCGGCGGCGGGCTCCGACGTTACCGACGAGCGTCATGCGCCACCAGGCTGCGGCGAGCGGCCGTTGATCTTCAAGGGCAAGCCCATGCAGTCGGCGCAGATGTTCCACGACACGCTGCCCGAGGGCGGCCGGATCCTGTTTTGGAGGGGCGAGTTCTACAGCTGGGCCGGCGACCGCTACGTAGTGCGCGACAGGGTCTGGATTGAGCAGCGCCTCTACCACTGGTCGGCGGGGTGCGACACCTGGCGCATGAACAGAGACGGCAGCCACGAGGTCGTGGCTTTCGACCCGACTGCCGACGCGATCGGCAACATCGTGCACGCTCTGCGCGCCGTGTGCTACGCCGACTTGCCAGAGCCGCAGTGCTGGATCGAGGAGCGGACTGGCGATTTACCTGCGTCCGAGATCATCGCGTTCCGCAACGGCTTCCTGCACTGGCCGACGCGGCGCCTGCTGGCGTCGACCGACCGCCTGTTCTGCACCTCGGCGCTTGAGTTCGACTACGACCCGATCGCCGAGCAGCCGGCCGAGTGGCTGGCCTTCCTGCAGGGCTTGTGGCCCGAGGACCCCGAGAGCATCCAGGTGCTCGGCGAGATGTTCGGCTACCTGCTGACCGACGACACGAGCCAGCAGAAGGCGTTCATGCTGATCGGTCCGCCGCGCTCCGGCAAGGGCACGATCCTGCGCGTGCTCGAGAGTCTGGTCGGCTACGCCAACCGGGTGAGCCCCAGCCTGTCGAGCCTGGGCATGCAGTTCGGTCTGCAGCCGCTGATCGGCAAGCGCCTGGCCATGATCTCCGACGCGCGTCTGTCCGGCCGCGCCGACCAGCAGCCGATCGTCGAGAACCTGCTGCGCGTCTCCGGCGAGGACACCATCAGCGTGCCGCGCAAGAACATCACCGACTGGACCGGCAAGCTGCCCACGCGGTTCGTGTTCGCGTCGAACGAGCTCCCGGCCTTCTCCGACGCCTCGGCCGCGCTGGCGAACCGGTTCGTCATGTTCCAGTTCACGACCTCGTTCCTGGGCCGCGAGGATCTCGGCCTCACGGCGCGGCTGCTGCGCGACCTGCCCGGGATCGTGCTGTGGGCCCTCGAGGGCCTCGATCGCCTGCGCCAGCGCGGCCATCTGATCCGCCCGCAGTCCGCGGACGAGCTCCACGCCGACATGGTCGAGCAGACCAGCCCGATCCGCGCGTTCGTTGAGGATTGCTGCATTGTCGGCGATGGCAATCAGGTCGACCGCGACGACCTGTTCGGGGCATGGCGGAAGTGGTGCGAAACGCAGGGCCGGGATCACCCGGGCACGAAGGTCGGTTTTGGACGGCAACTGGCCGCGGCTTTCCCCGAGATCAAGCGCGCGCAACCCCGTGCCGGTGGCACAAGATTGAACGTGTATTCCGGTGCCAGGCTGAAGCACCAATGGGAAGGCGGGCCGTTGGATTGATGCTGGCACTGGATAGAACCTGTGCCGGCACAAGGTGCGGCACAAGATCGAATTGCTTTTAAACTGTTGATTTGTAAGGAAAAATGGACGTGGCACAAGATGGCACAAGTAAAAACGCAATAGCAGTCTCACGCGTATACACACACACGCGCACACACAAGGAACCCCGGCACAATGGGAAACTCACCTGTGCCACCTGTGCCACCTGTGCCAGCCACGTTGCGAAAACCACACCATCGCTGTAGCATCCGCACCACGATGAAAAGTCCGACCCTGAAAAGCCTCGCGGTTTCGGCGCTCGTGCCCTACGAGCGGAACGCCCGCACGCACTCGGCGGAACAGGTCGAGCAGCTGTGCCGCTCGATCACGGAGTACGGCTGGACGAACCCGCTCCTGGTCGACGACCAGAACCGCGTCATCGCGGGCCACGGGCGCTTGCTGGCGGCGCAGGCCCTGCGGATGGCTGAGGTGCCGTGCATCGTCCTGTCTGGCCTCAGCGATGCCCAGCGGCGCGCGCTGGTGCTGGCCGACAACAAGCTCGCGCTGAACGCCGGGTGGGACACCAAGCTCCTGTCGCTCGAACTGCAGGATCTGCGCGACGCGGGCTACGACCTCACGCTGACCGGGTTCTCGATCGAGGAACTCGACAACCTCACGCTCGCGCCCGAGCCGGAGGCCGATCCCGACGACGCGCCCGACAAGCCTGCCGAGCCGGTGACGAAGCCCGGTGACGTGTGGATCCTGGGCCCGCACCGCCTGGTGTGCGGCGACTCGACCTCGGTCACCTCGCTTGACCGCCTGATGCTCGGCGCCCCGGCGGATGTGCGCTGGACCGATCCGCCCTACAACGTGGCCTACGAGACCAAGGCCGGCAAGATCGCCAACGACGACCTCGACGACCAGGAGTTCCGCGACTTCCTGTCCGCGGCCTTTGCGGCGGCCTACGCGAGCCTGAAGCCTGGCGCGGCGATCTACGTCGCGCATGCCGACACCGAGGGCCTGAACTTCCGCGCCACGTTCCGCGCGGCGGGCTTCAAGCTCTCGGGCTGCCTGATCTGGGCGAAGAACTCGCTCGTGCTTGGCCGGTCCGACTACCAGTGGCAGCACGAGCCGATCCTCTGCGGCTGGAAGCCGGGCAGCCGGCACCGGTGGTACGGCGGTCGCAAGCTCACGACCATGATCGATCTCGACCAGGAGCGGATGCCGTTCACGCGGCGCGACGACGGGCGCTACGAGATCCGCATCGGCGACACGGTGATGGTCATCGACGGGACTGCCGAGATCCAGGAGCTTGTGCCGTCCGTGATCAACGAACCGAAGCCCAAGCGCTCGGAAGGCCACCCGACCATGAAGCCCGTGGCTCTGATCGAGCGGATGCTGCGGAACTCGGCCCGGCCCGGCGACATCGTGCTCGACCTTTTCGGCGGGTCGGGGTCGACGCTCATCGCGGCCGAGCGGCTGGGGATGTGCGCTCGGCTGTCCGAGCTCGACCCCGGGTACTGCGACGTGATCGTCAAGCGGTACGAGGCGTACACTGGGCGCCCGGCTGTGTTGGAGGTGCGTGATGAGTAGGGGTGGCGCTCGTCCTGGCGCGGGCCGCAAGCCAAAGGAGTTCAGCGCGGAGCAGCGCACGATGATCGAGGCGCTGGCCGGCTACGGCCTCGGCGTGCGCGAAATCAGCGCCGTGGTCGGCACGACCGACAAGACCCTGAGCGCGCACTGCAGCGAGGAACTGGAGCGCGGTCGCGCGAAGGCCAACGCCCGGGTGGCGCAGAGCCTGTTCGAGCGGGCCACGAAGGACAAGGACACCACGGCGATGATCTGGTGGACCAAGGCGCGCATGGGGTGGACCGACCGCGTTGCGGTGGAGCACACCGGCGCCGTGCAGGTCGTCGTCGTGAAGGACTTCACGGGCCGCCCCGATGCCTGAGCCGAGGCGGATCGAGATGCGCTACCGGCCGCAGGGCCCGGTGCTGGAGCGCTACATCGCGGGCAAGGCCCGGCGCGAGTTCATCATGGGCCCGCTCGGCTCCGGCAAGACAAACGGCAGTTGCTGGAAGGCGTTCCGGGCGATCATTGGTCAGGCGCCGAACCGCGAGGGCGTGCGCAAGAGCCGCGGGTATGCTGTTCGCAACACTTACCCGGACCTGATGGGCACGACGGCCAAGGACTGGCGCGACATGTTCGGCGAAGAGTTCGGCCGCTTCGTCGAGGGCGGGCTGGAGCCGCCGACGCACCACATGGAGTTCAACCTCGAAGACGGCACGCGCGTCGAGGCCGAGGTCGTCTTCATCGCGCTGGACCGGCCGGAGCACGTGCGCAAGATCCGCGGTTCGCAGCTGACTTGGGCTTGGATCAACGAGGTCAAGGAACTAAACAAGCAGATCGTCGACATGCTCGACCTGCGCGTCGGCCGCTACCCCTCGGCGGCTGATGGCGGGCCGTCGTGGTTCGGCATCTTCGGCGACACCAATGCGCCCGATGAAGATCACTGGTACTACCGGCTGGCCGAGGAGGAGAAGCCCGCTGGCTGGGTGTTCCATCGACAGCCTGGCGGCGTGGTTCAGGTTGGCACGGGCGACACCATCAGCTGGGTTCCTAACCCGGGCGCCGAAAACCTGCGCAACCTGCCGAAGGGGTACTACGAGGACGGCTGCAGCGGCAAGACGATCGACTGGATCAAGGTCAACCTGGCCAACGAGTACGGCTTCGTGCAGGACGGCAAGCCGGTGTACCCGGAGTACGTCGACAGCGTGCACTGCCGATCCTTCGAGCTCGTGCCTTCGGCGGGCCTGTGGGTCGGGCTCGACTTCGGCCTGACTCCGGCGGCCGTGTTCGCGCAGCGCATGGTGACGGGCCAGTGGCGCTGGCACCGTGAGCTTGTAACGACCGACACCGGCGTGATCGCGTTTGCCGGGCTGCTGAAGCAGGATCTCGCCACCCACTACCAGGGTGTGCCGATCCACGGGATCACCGGCGACCCGGCCGGCGACCAGCGCCAGGGCGGCGACAGCGAGGAGAAGGTCCGCACCGTGTTCCAGATCCTGGCGGCCAACGGCGTCGAGGCCAGGCCGGCGCACACAAACAACTTCACGAAGCGGCGCGAGGCGGTGGCGGCAGCGTTGAGCCGCATGATCGACGGCGCTCCTGGGCTGCTGGTGCACCCGCAGTGCAAGACAACCCGAAAGGGCATGGCCGGGGCCTATCGGTACCGGCGCGTGCAGGTCACGGGCGACGAGCGGTTCAAGGACGAGCCGGACAAGAACGGGTACTCGCACCCCTGCGAAGCGGGCCAGTACCTTATGATGGGCGCGGGCGAGGGCCGTGCCGTCGTCGCGGCGAAGCGCGCGTCTCCGCTGCCGACCGTCGCCATCACCGACTACCAGATCTTCGGATGAGGACCCCATGAGTGGACTATTCGGATCCAAGCCGCCGCCGCCGCCGGAGCCGGTTCCGGCGCCTGTGGTGAACCAGGAGATCGTCGACCGCAACACGGCCGACGTGCTGCGCCGTCGCCGCGGCAGCCGCGCGACCATCACCGGAGCGTCGGAGATGGGCAGCACGGCCGGCAGCGTGGCGATCAAGGACCTGTTGGGGCAGTGACATGGCAGACAGCCGCGCGACCGAGATCCTGGAGATGCACGCGCGGATGCAGAACCAGCGCGAGCACTTCGAGAAGGTGTGGCAGGACATCGCCGAGCGCGCGGCGCCGCGCAAGGCCGAGTTCGGTCGGCGCAACGCGGCCCAGGTCGTGAAGGGCAAGCAGCGCACCGAGCGCATGTTTGACGCGACGCCGAGCCTGGCGCTGGACCGGTTCGCCTCGGCGTTCCACAGTCTGGTCACGCCCCGGAACCAGCAGTGGCACAAGCTGAAGGCCGTCGACGACGAGCTCAACGACAACACCGAGGTGCAGCGCTACCTCGACGAGGTGAATCAGCGCCTGTTCGCGGCGCGCTACGCGGCGAACTTCGACAACCAGGTTCACGAGTGCTACTACGACGCGGGCGCCTTCGGAAACATGGGCCTGTTCATCGGCGACCGGCCCGGCCGCGGCATGCTGTACCGCACGGTGCCTGTCGACCAGCTGTTCTTTGCCGAGAACGACTCCGGCGTCGTCGACCTGGTGCACCGGTACTGGTGGATGCCGGCCCGTGCTGCGGCGCAGCGCTGGGGCGACAGGTTGCCGGCGCACATCAAGCACGCGGCCGAGCGCACGCCCGAGGCCGAGTACCCGTTCCTGCACTGCGTCAAGCCCCGCACCGATCTGGACGTGCGGCGCATGGACTACCGCGGCATGGAGTTTGCGAGCTACTACGTCGCGGTCGACAGCCGGGACATCCTCGACGAGGGCGGGTTCCGGGTGTTCCCCTACGCGGTGGGGCGCTATGCCGTCACGTCTGGCGAGATCTACGGCCGCAGCCCGCTGATGACCGTGCTGCCCGACGTAAAGATGCTCAACGAGATCGAGCGCACCACGATCCAGGCGGCGCAGCTGGCCGTGCTGCCGCCGATGCTGGCGCACCGCGACGGCGTGCTCGACGCGATCCGGCTGACGCCGGCGGCGATCAACTACGGCGGCGTCGACGACCAGGGCCGGCAGCTGCTGCAGCCGATGAAGTTCGGCGAGAACCTGCCGGTGTCGATCGAGATGGCCGACCAGAAGCGGCGCGTGATCCAGGACGCGCTGTGGAACACGCTGTTCCAGATCCTGGTCGACAACCCGGCCATGACCGCCACCGAGGCGATGCTGCGCGCGCAGGAGAAGGGCGCGCTGCTGGCGCCGACCGCGAGCCGCACCGAGTCGGAGTTCCTGAACCCGATGGTGGCGCGCGAGCTCCAGATCCTCGAGGACGCCGGCCAGCTGCCGCCGCGGCCCGAGGCGCTGCAGGGCGCTGGCGAGCTCGAGATCGAGTACACCAGCCCGCTGGAGCGCGCGCGTCGCGCCGAGGAGGGCGTCGCCATCCTGCGCAGCGTCGAGCAGCTGGCGCCGCTGGCGCAGGTGCTGGGCCCGGCCGCCTACAAGCGCGTGAACGTCGACGCGGCCTCGAAGGTGATCTTCGAGGTGAACGGCGTTCCGGCGAAGGTGCTCTACTCCGACGACGAGATGGCGGCGATCGACGAGGAGCAGGCCGCGCAGGCTCAGCTTCAGCAGGTGTTGCAAGCCGCGCCCGTGGCGGCCTCGGCAGCGAAGGATCTCGCTCAGGCCGGCGCGCTGGCGCAGGGCATGCCGAACACCCCGACCACCCTGTCGCAGCCATGAGCGCCGCGGCTGTGCCGTGGCCGTGCACCGTTGCCGAGGTGGACGACATGCCCGGCCGCTGGGTGTGCGTGCCCGATGGCGCCGAGGAACTCGCCGGGGCCGGCTGTGACGAGGACGAGGCGACAGACGACATGTGCGACCGCATCGAGGCGGCGACGGTGCACTGATGGTCGGCGCCAACCTGTTCGCCCGGTTCTGGAACCTGCGCGAGAGCGCGCGGGCCGTGTTCCAGCGCCGCAAGGCCACGCCGAAGCAGGCGCGGCCGATCCTGGACGAGCTCCGCGAGTTCTGCCGCGCGGACACGTCCTGCATCGTGATCGGACGCGACGGCCGCGTCGACACTCACGCCACGGCTGTGGCCGAGGGCCGGCGCGAGGTGTTTTTGAAGATCACGCAGATTCTTTCCCTGACCGACGAGCAGATCAACGCACTGAAAGGAAACGATCATGACCACGACTGAAGCACCGGCCCCGGCGGCGGCTCCTGCACCTGCTGCCCCGAACGCGGCGGCTGAACTGCTGGGCGGCGCACCGGCGCCCGCTCCTGCGCCAGGCGCTCCTGCAGCAGCGCCAGCACCGGCCGCAGCCGATCCGAACGCTGCCGGCGAGGCGGCGCTGAAGCTTCCCGGCAAGGACGCCACGTCCGAGCAGTGGGCCGAGTTCTACAAGGCGATCGGCGCGCCCGAGAAGGCCGAGGACTACAAGCTGCCGGTGCCCGAGGGCGACGACGGCGCGTTCGCCAAGACCGCGTCGGAGTGGTTCAAGGACGCAGGCATCCTGCCGCAGCAGGCCGAGAAGCTGGCGGGCAAGTGGAACGAGTTCGTTGCGTCGCAACAACAGGCGGCGGACAAGGTCGAGGTCGATCGCATCGCGGCGCTGCACGCCAAGAACACCGCCGAGCAGGCCGACCTGCGCAACGAGTGGGGCCAGCAGCACGCGGCGAACATGGAGTTCGCGCGGCGCGCGGCGACGCAGTTCTTCCCGAAGGAGCAGGCCGGCGCGGTGATCGGGGCGATGGAGGGCGTGCTGGGCTACAAGGCCACGATCCAGGCGCTGCACCGCATCGGCCAGGGCCTGGGCGAGCACGACGCGACGGCGGGCCTGGGCGGCGCAGGCAACGGCGGCGCGGGCGAAAAGTCGCTGGCGCAGCGCATGTACCCGAACATGCCGAACTGACCTCCGTTGAGATTTCCTGTGGTGTTGACGCAACAGTGGCGCGGGCGCTACAGTCGCGGCTATTGGTGTGGTTTCCACACCACTGACGGGAAATCCACACCGGAGGTTGCATGGCAACGATTGGCTTTCAGGCGCTGACGCTCACCGATTGGGCCAAGCGCGTCTCGCCCGATGGCAACGGCATTTCGCCGGTTGTCGAGCTCCTCAACCAGTCCAACGAGATCCTGATGGACATGCTGTGGCTGGAGGGCAACCTCGCCACCGGCCATCGCACGACCATCCGCACGGGCTTGCCGGCCGTCGCTTGGCGCAAGCTGAACTACGGCGTGCCGCAGGCGAAGTCGACGACCGTCACGGTCGACGATGCGTGCGGCATGCTCGAGGCCTTCGGCCAGGTCGACAAGGACCTCGCCGAGCTCAACGGCACGACCGCCGCTTTCCGCCTGTCGGAGTCCACCGCGTTCATCGAGGCGATGAACCAGACGATGGCCTCGACGCTGTTCTACGGCGACAGCGAGCAGAACCCCGAGCGGTTCCTCGGCTTGGCGCCGCGCTACAGCACCATCGCGGGCGCCACCAACGGGCAGAACATCCTGTCGGCCGGCACCGTCACCGGCGGCGACGGCACCTCGATCTGGCTGATGGGCTGGGGCCAGAACAGCGTGCACGGCATCTTCCCCAAGGGGTCGATGGCCGGCCTGCAGCACGAGGACCTGGGCCTGGATACTGTCACCGACGCGGTCGGCGGCAAGTACCGCGCCTACCTCGACCGCTACCAGTGGAAGTGCGGCATCGCGCTGCGCGACTGGCGCTACGTGGTGCGCGGCTGCAACATCGACGTGTCCGCCCTGGTGGCCGACACCGCGGGCACGACCGTGCGGATCATCGAGCTCATGAGCCGCATGATCGACCGCATCCCGAACTTCGGCAGCTGCAAGCCCGTGTTCTACATGAACCGGACGGTGTTCTCGATGCTGCGCGTCCACGCGATGAACCGTTCGGCGAACGCGCTCGGCCTTGAGCAGGGCATGGACCAGTTCGGCAACCCGATTCGCGGCGGCCTGAACTTCCTCGGCATCCCGATCCGCCGGGTGGACGCCATCACCAACACCGAAGCGCAGATCAGCTGATCGGCCGCACGAGAAGGAAGGAACCATCATGATTCTCGACCGCGAAAACGCGTTCAGCCAGTCGCAGGCGCTCTCCGGCACGACGCTGGTGCCCTCCGTCGACGTGATCGACCTGTCGCAGATCCGCCAGATCGGCGCCGGCAAGGGCGAGCCCTTCATCGTCCTGAACTTCGAGGCGGCGCCGGGCGGCACGACGCCCACCATCACGGTGGCGCTGCAGACCGACGACAACGTCGGCTTCGCTTCTCCGGCGACGCCGATCACCTACCTGAACGCGGTCACCACGCCAGGCGCGTCGTCGCAGCTCGCGTTCCACCTGCCGCGCCAGGGCCTGGAGCGGTTCATCCGCCTGGCCTACACGCAGGGCGGCACGACCCCGACGACCACGCTCTCGGCGCACTTGGTCGTCGACGCGCAGGAAGACGTGAAGTACCCCGGCGGGTTCGTGGTGGTCTGACGTGAAGCAGCGCGCGCTCAAGCCCGGGGTGCTCGCCAACCCGTACCGGTACGTCGAGGCCGGGCAGGTATTTGAACACCACCAGGCCATGAACTGGGCCGAGATGGTCGACGAGGAGCCGGCCGCGGACGAGGTGGCCGAGCCGGAGCCTGAAGCGGCCGAGGCCGATGCGGCGCCAGCACCAAGCCGGCGCAAGCGAACGGCGCCGACGCAACCGGCCGGCGGCGAGGCCGATCCGATCTGACGGGCCGCCCAATGGTGGCCCTTTTTCCGAGGTGACAGCATGTTCATCCGCATGTCCAGGGACAGCAACATCGCATCAGGCGTTGTGCTTCGCCTTGGCGAGACCTACGACCTGCCGCGGGAGCAGGCGCAGGCGCTGATCAACAAGGGCGACGCGTTGCTCGTCACAGTCGACCCCGGCGGCTACAACCCGGCGGCCGTGGCGCTGACCGGCGGCACCATCAACAACACGTCCGTAGGCGCGACGACCCGCAGCACGGGCGCTTTCACCACCTTGGCGCTCACCCGCACCGACTCGTCCGCAACACCCGGCAACGTCACGAACAACTCCGCCTTGGGCCGGGCAGCCTTTGCCGTGGGGGCGAGCACGGTCGTTGTGACGAACAGCATCGTGACCGCTTCATCCGAGGTGTTTGTGGAGCTTCGCGGCGCGGCTGACGCGACGCTAACATCGATCGTCGGCGTGACCGTGGCAGCCGGATCGTTCACGGTCACGGGCAACGCCAACGCCACGGCGGCCAAGCAGTTCAGCTTCCTGGTCGTCAACTGACGAGGCGCGCGGCGCGGCAGGCCCGTTGCGGTGGGCTTTCGTGCGTTGTGATTCCACAACGCTGCCGCTAGAATCGCATCACCCCCACCCGATGCGAGGCAGGCATGGCCAGCCAGGTGTCCATCGTCAATCGCGCTCTGATCAAGCTGGGCGAGCAGCCGATCCTCCTGCTCACCGACAACGTGAAGCAGGCCCGCACGATGGCGGCGCTGTTCGACGACACGCGCGATGCCGAGATCCGGGCCCACCGCTGGAAGTTCGCCATGCGGCGCACGCGGCTGTCGGCGCTGGCGCAAGCGCCGGACTGGGGCTTCAAGCTGCAGTATGAGCTTCCGGCCGACTTCCTCGGCCTGGTGCAGGTCAACGAGATGTACCTGCGCACCGGCATGAAGCAGCGCGCGCCGTGGGCCGTCGAGGGCCGGCGCCTGCTGACCGACCTCGCGGCGCCGCTGGCCGTGCGCTACGTGGCGCGCGTCACCGACGCCTCGCTGTTCGATCCGCTGTTCGTCGACGCGCTGGCCTGCCGCCTGGCCATGGAAGCCTGCGAGGCGCAGACGCAGAGCGACACGAAGTTCCAGCGGGTTGCCGGCATGTACGACCAGGCCCTGAAGCTGGCGATCCGGCAGGACTCGGTCGAGGCGCCGCCCGACGAGCTTCCCGATGGCACGTGGCTGGAGTCGCGCCAGGGCGCTGGCTATGCGGGGATCGGGCCCGATGGCGGCCTGTGGCCATCCGGCGTGACGGTGTTCTGACATGGCCAAGGCATCGCCTTTCATCGCGAACCTGAACGCGGGCGAGCTTTCGCCCATGCTCGACGGGCGGGTCGACTACGCCAAGTACCCGAACGGCGCCAGCAGGCTGGAGAACTTCATCCCCACCGTGCAGGGCCCGCACGTGCGGCGCGGTGGCACGCGGTTCGTCGCCGAGGTCAAGGCCTCGGCCGCCGGCCGCCCGCTGCTGCAGGTCTTCGAGTTCAGCGTCAGCCAGGCCTACATCGTCGAGTTCGGGAACTTCTATTGCCGGTTCTACACCTGGGACGCGGTCACGCTGCGGCGCGGTCGCCTTGAGGTGTCGGGTGTTCCCGTTGAAGTCGTCACGCCCTACGCGATCGGCGACCTCTACAACCAGGACGGCACGCCCCGGCTGCGGTTCGCGCAGTCCGGCGACTTCCTCTACATCGCGCACCCGAGCTATCAGCCCCGGATCCTGCGGCGCCTGACCGCGACCTCGTTCACCCTGGTCGTGTTTGAAGGCAAGGGCGGTCCATGGAAATCGCTGAACGACACGGGCACGACGGTCTACGCCAGCGCGGAAACGGGCTCGGGCATCACGCTGGTCGCTTCGGCCGCGATCTTCCAGGCCGCGCACGTGGGCTCGCTGTTCTTCCTGGAGTCGAAGGACCTGAACGCGATTCCGGCCTGGGAGCCGGGGAAAGCCATCACGGCCGGCGAGCGGCGGCGCAGCGACGGCAAGACCTACGAGGCCCTGAACTCGGCGCACACTGGCTCCAGCCGCCCCGTGCACAGCGAGGGCGCGCTGATCGACGGCGACAGCGGTGTGCAGTGGCTCTACCTCGATGCCGGCTACGGCTACGTGCGGATCACGGGCTTCACGTCGACTTCGCAGGTCACCGCCGACGTGGTCGAGCGGCTGCCCTCTCAGGTGGTGGGCTCTGGCAACGCCACGGCGCGCTGGGCGCATGCGGCATGGTCCGGCGTGGAGGGCTGGCCCTCGCAGGTGGCGTTCTTCCGCGAGCGGATGTGGTGGGCCCGCGGGCAGGAGGTCTGGGCCTCGGTGTCGGCCGACTTCACCGATTACTCGCCCCGGGTCTTTAACACGGTCACGGCCGACGCGGCGTTCACGGTCCAGATCAACTCCGGCAAGATCAACGCGGTGCAGTGGCTGGCGCCCGACCGCGACCTGCTGGTGGGCACGGCCGGGTGCGAGTTCGCGATCGGCGAGCTCACCAACGGCGAGCCGCTGGGCCCGAACAACCGGCGCTCCAGGGTGGCCAGCGAGTTCGGGTCGAAGGCCATCCCCCCGGTCAAGAACGGCAAGAGCACCCTGTTCGTGCAGCGCTCCGGCCTGGTGGTGCGCGAAACGTTCTACGACTTCGGCGGCGACGGCTACGAGTCGAGCGAGACGACGGTCGAGGCCGACCACATCACGCAGACTGGCGTGCTCGACATGGTGTTCGCGCCCGAGCCCACTCCCATCGTGTGGGCCATCCGCGCGGACGGCGCGCTGATCGGCTTCACATGGAACAACGAGCAGAAGGTCCGCGGCTGGCACCGGCACCCGATCGGCGGCGACGGCGTGGTCGAAAGCCTGGCCGTGATGCAGGCGGCCGAGGGCGACCGCCACGAGCTCTGGATGGTGGTGCGCCGCACGATCAACGGCGTCACCAAACGCTACGTCGAGTACATGGAGCGGCCCTGGCGCAAGGGCGATCCGCAGTCGCGGCAGTTCTACGTCGACTCGGGCCTGACCTATGACGGCGCTCCGGCGGCGACGATCTCCGGCCTGGCGCACCTCGAAGGGCAGACCGTCGACGTGCTGAGCGACGGCGCGCCCCATCCGCAGCGCGTGGTGACGGGCGGTCAGGTCACGCTGCAGCGCCCGGCGGCTGTCGTGCATGTGGGCCTGCCCTGCCCGTGCCTGTACCGCTCGATGCGCCTGGAAGCCGGCGCCTCCGATGGCACGGCGCAGGGCAAGACGAAGCGGATCCACAAGGCCGTGCTGCGGTTCCTGAACACCGGCGGCGGGCGCTACGGCGGCGCGGAGAACGCGCTCGACGACCTGCAGTTCCGCACCTCGGCCGACCCGATGGGCGCGCCGGTTCCGTTGTTTTCTGGCGACAAGGTGGTGTCCTGGCCGGACGGCTACACGACCGACGCCTACATGATGTTCGTGAACGACCAGCCGACCGCGGTCACGCTGGTGGCGCTGGCGCCGCAGGTGGTCGCGCAGGATGCCCGATGAGGATCGAAGCGTTCAGGCCCGAGCACCTGGATCGGCTGCAGCTGCAGCCGGCGCAGGCTTATTTCGAGCAGCAGTTCTCGCAGCCGGGCTACGCGAGCATGCTCTCCAATGGCCCGGCCTTCACGGCGCTCGACGGCGACGTGGTGCTGGGCTGCGGCGGCGCGGCCGAACTGTGGGGTGACCGGGCTTGCGTGTGGTCGCTGCTCTCTGACCGCGCCGGCCCGCACATGATGGCCATCACCCGGGCCGTGCGCGGGTTCATCCTGCAGCTGCCGTACCGCAGAATCGAGGCCTTGGTCGACCGGGAGTTCGAGGCCGGTCACCGATGGGCGCGCCTGCTGGGCTTCGAGTGCGAGACGCCGGGCGGCATGCGCAGGTTCACGCCCGATGGGCGCGACGTGAGTCTCTACGCGAGGGTCAGGTAATGAGTGGATTCGAGATCGCCATCCTGGCGGCGTCCGCGGCCATGTCGGCTGGCGCTGCCGTCTACTCCGGGCAGCAGCAGAAAAACGCGGCCGAGGCCGAGGTGACGCGCGTGCGCCAGGCGGCCGACGTGTCGTTGCGCGATGCGACGGCGCAGGACGAGCAGTTCCGCCAGGACATCCGCCGGCGCATCGGCCTGCAGGTGGCGTCCAGCGCCGAAGCCGGGGCGGGCCTCAACGCCGACAGCCTGCGCGAGTCGATCTACGGCGCCGAGATGGACTCGGCCGCCATCCGCTACGGCGCCATGAGCCGAGAGCAGGCGCTGAACGACCAGGCCAACATCCGGTCATGGGAGGGGCGCGGCGCGAAGACGGCCGGCTACCTGAACGCGGCGAGCTCTCTGCTCAACTCCGGCTCCAGCTACTACAGCCGCAAGACGAGGTAAGGCATGGCCCGCATCCCGGTCTACGAGCGCCGCATCGCGCAGGAAAGCAACGCGCCGATCGCGCGTGTCGGCGCCAGCCCTGTCGCGGCGGCGCTCCAGAACCTGGGGCAGGCCGGCATGCAGGCGGTCGACCGCGTGATGGCAGCCGACCAGGCGGCGGCCGAGCGGGCCCTGCGCGAGCAGGACAAGGCCCGCCGCGATGCCGAGGAACTGGACAAGGCGCAGGTGCCGAACCTGCTTGCGACCGGGCAGGTGTACTGGCAGCAGCGCGAAAACGAGCGTCTCCAGGCGTGGCGCGTTGGCGACCCGGACATGCGCGAGCAGATCGGGAAGGATGTCGACAAGTGGGTCGAGGAATCCACGAAGGGCATGAACACCCCGGCCGGGAAGCGCTACTTCCAGGAGCACGCGGCGCGCATCAAGGCCCGGCTGCAGACGGACGCCTACAGCCACCAACTCAGGGCCACGGCCGAGAAGGTGAACGCCGAGAACGTGGTGGGCGAGGACAACGACGAGATCCTCGTCACGCAGTCGTGGCGCGACCCGAAGGCCGTGGCCGAGATCATCGCGCGGCGCGTGGAGCCGCTGCTGGCCCGCTCCGACATCGGCGAGGGCGAGAAGATCAAGCAGGCGCAGCGCATCAAGCAGCGCATGCTGCTGGCCCGCGAGCGTGCGTTCGTGGAAAACGACCCGAGCACTTGGCTGCGCGAGAACGGCTTTGCGACCACCCGCAAGGGCGAGCCTGGCGCCATGCGGTTCGGCGACGTGTGGAAGGCGCTGATCCAGCAGGAGTCCGGCGGCAGGCAGTCGGCTGTGTCACCGAAGGGCGCCATCGGCGTCGCGCAGGTCATGCCCGACACTGCGCCCGAGGCTGCGCGCCTTGCGGGCCTGCCGTTCGACGAGCAGCGCTACCGCAACGATGCCGCCTACAACGAGGCGCTCGGCCGGGCCTACTTCGAGAAGCAGCTGTCGGACTTCGGCGGCGACTACGCCAAGGCGCTGGCGGCCTACAACGGCGGTCCCGGGCGGCTGCGCAAGGCGCTGGCCGATGCTGGCCCTGGTGGCGACTGGCTGTCGAGAATGCCCGCCGAGACGCGCAACTACGTCGCGGCGATCACCAAGGCCGCCGGCCCCGGCGATTCAGCCCCGGCCGCGGAGGAGCCGCCGTCCGGCCGGCTGTCGGCCACTGCGGCGCAACTGGACCCCGACGCTGTCCGAACCCTGCGCGGCAATGCCGAAACCCGGGTGGCGCAGCAGTCGTCGCTGGCGCGCGCCGAAGGCGTCCGGCTGGTCGGCGACCTGATGGCGGGCCACAAGGACGGCCGCGTCGAGCCGGCGCCGCTGGGCATGGACTACTTCGACCAGACCTTCGGCCCCGATGGCGCGCGGGCCTATGCGGAGTACCGGCAGTCGCGCGAGATGGGCAGCGACATCGCGTCGTTCCGCACGGCCCCGGTGCAGGAGATCGAGGCCGCTGTGGTGGCGGCGACGCCCGCTGTGGGGCAGGGCTACGCGGCGGCTGATGCCCGCCAGCAGACGCTGCGGCAGGCGGCCGCCTCTGTCCTGCGGCAACGCGAGGCCGACCCGGTCACCTACGCGGCGGCGACCAGCCCGGCCGTGCAGCGGCTGATGCAGCAGGTGGCGCAGACGCAGGACCCGGAAGAGCGCAAGCGCGCCAACGAGAAGCTGATCGAGGCGAGCCTGGCCGAGCAGCAGCGGCTGGGCATCCAGGCGCCGCGCATCCTGTCGCCGGCCATGGCCGACCGCTGGCAGGCGCAGGCGATGAAGGCCGCGCGGCCCGAGGACTCGGCGAACCTGATCGCGGCGCTCGAGATGGAGTACGGGCGGCACTTCCCGCGCGTGTTCAACGAACTGGCGCGCGAGGGCAAGGTGAGCAGCGAACTGCTGATCATCCCGAACCTGCCGGCGCAGGCCGCGCGCGAGACCGTCTCGCGCTTGGCGCGCGTGAAGGAGTCCGATCTCGCGGCATCGGTGCCGGCAGACTCGCAGCGCGTGGTGAAGGATCGCGCGCAGGAGGCCGTCGTCGACTTCGTTCGCACCATCCCGTTCATGGGTGAGCAGTCAGTCGGGATGGTCGGCAGCTACGAGCAGATGATCCGCAAGATGGCCTACGAGCAGGTAGGCCAAGGCGCATCAGCGGACGACGCTGTCGAGCGGGCCCGACGCATGCTGCTGGGCCACTACGAGTTCCGCGACACCGTTCGCATCCCGCGCGGCGTCGACTGGAGCAAGGTGCGCAAGGGCATGGGTGAGATGGTCGACAAGGATCTGGCAGACATCGACGTGCCAGCCGACCTTGCCGGCGCCCGCACGCCGGAGCAGGCCCGCGCGACCTTCACCAGCGTCGTGAAGGCCCGGCCGCTGTGGCACACCACCGACGACGACACCGGCGTGCGCCTGTTCGTGGTGCGAGAAGACGGCGTGAAAATGCCCGTGACGAAGGCCGGCCGGCCCGTGACCTACACATGGGAGCAGCTGCAGGCCGTGCCCGAGCGCAAGCTCTCGGCCTTGCCGCGCACCGGCGAGGAGTTCCGGCAGCAGCTGGGCCGTGAGCCGACCATGCTTGACCAGGACCGTCTCGCCTACGAGCGGTTGAGAAACACCCGCTGAAGGGGGCACCGTGCCGCTGTATCTGGGAACCGACGAAGCCGGCACGACCGGCGCATCGCTGCAGGAGTTCGCGCCTACCTTCGGCCAGAAGATGAGCGCCGCGACGCGCGAGGCGTGGCTGGAGTCCTACGGGCCGGTGGCGACCGACTTCGTGCGGTCGCGCATGACCGAAGACAAGCGCCGCATCACGGCGGCCGAGGCAGAGGCCATCCGCCAGGATCGCGGCGGCGGCGTTAGCATGGTGCTGAAGCCGAAGGACAACGAGTACACGGCCGGCCAGTGGGCGACGATCGTCGATCGCCAGCGCGAGCTCGCGGCGGTGAAGGACGTTCGTGAGCGCACCCCGTGGGAGCTTGGTTCGGTCGCCCGCGGTGCCGCGATGTTCGGCGCCGGCATCGTGGACCCGATCAACCTGGCGACGGCCTTCGTGCCGTGGACCCGCACCATCGGCGCCATGCGGGGCACGGTTGCGACAGCCCAGACCGGCGCGACGCTGGGCGCCAGGACGGGCGCGCGCGCTGCTGTCGGCGCGGTGGATGGCGGCATCTCGACGCTGGCGCTGGAGCCGTTCTACTACGCGGGCCGGCAGGCGCTCGGCGACGACTACGACGCGGTCGACTCGATGGCGAACATCGCGTTCGGCACGGCGTTCGGCGGCGGCGTGCACGTGATCGGCGGCGCGGCCGGCGATGCCTGGAGGGCGTGGCGCGCCAGGCCGGGCATGATCACGCCGGACCCGATGCGCGATGTTGTTTCCGCGCCACAGGGCGCCATCGTCGGCAACGAGACGCGCGTGCGGGTGGGCAACGAGTACGAGCCCGCGCGCTGGACGTTGGTGGAAGCCGACACGCTGCAGGCCACGGTCGACAAGGCCGACAACCAGTTCCGCGACCGCTCGCGCCCGGCATACCAGGCCGAGATCCAGCAGCGGGCCAACAACCTCGACCCGGCGCTGGTGCTGGCCGACTCACCCGTCATGGACATCGGCGCGCCCACGCTGGCGGCTGACGGGCGCATCGTCGGCGGCAACGGGCGCACGCTGTTCATCACGCGCGCCTACGAGATCGGCAAGGCCGGCGAGTACCGCGCCGAGTTGGAGCGGCGCCTCGCCGATCTCGGCATCGACCCGGACGCGGTGCGCAACATGCAGCGGCCGGTGCTGGTGCGCCAGTTCTCGCGCGCGGTCGACGTGAAGCGCGCGGCGATGCTGTCCAACGAGGGCGGTGCCACCGTCATGAGCCCGCTCGAACAGTCGAAGGTCGACTCCGAGCGGCTGGGCGACGCGCGGCTGCAGGTTGCGCAGGATGGCGCCTTGGACGGCGCCGAGAACCGGCCGGCGATCCGCAAGTGGGTCGAGTCGATGCCCGAGAACCAGCGCAACGCGGTCATGGACTCGGACGGCCGTTTGTCGCCCGAGGGACAGCGCCGGCTGTCGAACGCGATGCTGTTCCGGGCCTACGGCGACTCGCCCGTGCTGGGCCGGCTGGTCGAGGCCATGGACCCCGGCAGCCGGAACCTGGCGAGCGCCATCGGCCGCACGGCGCCGGTCGTGGCGAACATGCGCGCGGAGATCGCGGCGGGCAACCTGCACCCGCTGGACCTGGCCGCCGACCTGCAGCAGGCCGTCGAGAAGTTCAACCAGCTGCGCGAGCAGGGCGCGCGCGTCGCCGACTACCTGGCCCAGGTAGATGCCTTCGGCGATGGCCTCACGCCCGAGGCGCTGATGCTGCTGGAGTTCATCGGCCGCAACATCCAGAGCCCGCGCCGCCTGATGGACGGCATCACCGGCTTCGTCGACCGCCTGACCGCGGCCGGCAACCCGAAGCAGACCGACATGTTCGGCGATGCCGTGGCGCCGGACAAAGGCGCGCTCCTGCAAGACGCCATCCGCGCTGCCGAGTCCGCCCCCGAGACGGCGGCCGAGGTGGCGGCATCCCTGGCCCCGGAAACCCGCGAGGCTGTCCTGCGCGCGGCCGTGGCGCAGTCCGTGGACGGGCGCGCGGTCGATGTGGACGCCATCGTCGGCATGGACCCGGGCCGGCGGACCACGACGATCGAGGACGTGGAAGCGGCGATGGACCGCAACGTCTCGCCGGACGAGCAGCCACTGGCCGACGTGGAGTCCGCGCGCGCGGTCGAGGAGCGCAACGCTGCGGCGCCGAAGTGGCAGGCGCTGGAAGCGGCCGACCAGGCGCAGGCCGAGGCCGACGCGGCGCTGGGCGATGTGGTGAAGGCGGGGGAGCAGGCGTTTAAGTACTCTCGCGGCGAGGCGCCGGGCCAGAAGAAGGCGACGCTGTGGCAGGGCACCACCGCCCGCTTTGCGCCCGAGGAAGGCGCGCCGCTGGGCCGGTTCCGCTGGGACATGATCAACTCTGAGGGCGGCGAGCAGGCGCAGGCGTTCGGCTATGGCCACTACCTCGCGCAGCAGGCCTGGATCTCGCAGACGCGCTACCGGGAGAGGTTGATCGGGCGCAAGAAGAGCGTGGTCACTTCCTTCGCCATCCCGGACGGCTCTGGCGGGGTGCTCACGCTGGACCCGTTTAAGACCGACCCGGCTTGGGTGCTCGCCGATGGAACGATCGTCCATGAAAGCCAGAACGACTTGCGGTTGGCGATGCTGGCTGCCGCGATCGCGCAGGTGCGCCTGCAGGGCTACGCCAAGGCTCGACAAACACTTGAGGCGATCCTTCGCGGCAACAAGGAAGCCGTCAGCAGAAGGCTTGCGGATATCGACAAGGTAAACGCCGGGCGTCGCGCCGAGATGGTCGACGCGACACCAGAGCGGCTGGCTGTTCTGCAGCGCGATATAAACGACTCGGCAAACTTCCGAGAGAAGCTGCTGGCCGGTCTTGAGAACGACGCGGCGCTTCTGGCTGCGCTGGACGAGGTGACTGTTGCGGCCTCGCCGACCACCAAAGTCGACGCCAATGGAAACACAGAAGTGTTTCTTGGCAATACATCCCTTGGCACCTATCGGGACGCGTCTCCAGAGCTTGCGATTTCGATGGCCAAGAACGACGCG